CGTCGGAGAGTCGTGCGGAAAAGTGCTTCGGATGCGTTGAGGGATCGGTCGGCCTCGGCTTCCGCTGGCGGTTGGTCGCCGTCTTGCTGCTCTGGAGGCTGCTCCTCGGCCGGGAGGCTGGTCGGAGGGGCTTGGGGCGGCTGACCGTTCGGTGTCTCAAGGGTGAATGCGTCCAGAAGTTGCATATTGACCTGCACGAACCGCTTCTTGCCGAGGTCGCCGGGGAGCGGGTTGTAGCCGATCTCCGCCCGGTACTCGTCGACATCAAGGGCGCCCGTGTTGAACGCCTCGCGGAGGTACGTCGAGCGGGCCGCATAGTCGCCCGCCATGAGCGAGTTCATGTCGAACCCGACGAAGTACGTCTTGTCGTCCACCACGAGGTCGCGGCGGCACGCCAATTCCCACCGCCGGCACCACGGCATGATGCTGAACGTCTTGTAGTCGATCGCAGCCTGCTCCACCGTGCTGTAGCGGACGTTCGACAGGTCGCCGACCAGATGGGGCGGCACGCGGTAGGCCCGGCAGACCTCCTCCAACTGGAAGCGACGGGTGGATACCAACTCGTTGTCCGCGTTGTTGACCGGATCGTCCTTCTTCTTAAATCCGAACGGCATCACGACGGTCTTGAACGCTCGCTCCGGCCCGCGGTGGGCCTCGTCCCACTGCTGGCGGAACCTCTGGAGAGCCTCCGGCTTGTGTGGCTGATCGGTCTCGATATACGTGCCGACCTTGGCTCCGTTGCCGAAGAACGCGCTTGAGTGCAGTTCCGTCGCCCGAGCGAGGGCGATCGCGTCCTTCGACAGGGCCGTGGGCACGTACCCGCGCACGCCGTCCGACGACATCCACCGCAGGTGAAAAATCTCGTCCTGCCGGTACTCCGTCGGCTGTGGGTTCGGGTCGGTCACGGTCGCCGGCTCGCGGTAGTAGTACCGCAGTTTGCCGTTCTCGAGCCGCTTGACCTCCATCCGCGACGGGTGGAGCGGGATCAACTCGTCCACGGCGCCGCGGCGGATGCTGCCCTTGATGTGGGCGTAGGCGTTCCCCCACAACAGGAGCCATGACTGCATGAGTTCCTTGAACTCGAACGACGTCATCCACGAGTTGGGCTGGTAGGCCAGAATCTCGTGGAGCGGCTGGTCGTCGGCGATCTCCTTGCCGCCGCCCGGGAGCCGGCGGTAAAGGTTCGTAGGCATCGCCGCGATCGACTCCGACAGGAGCCGGACGCAGGCCAGCACGGCAGTACATTCAAGCGCCGTCTCCGGCGAGACGTGGACGCCGGCGGCCGTCTTCCGCGACTCCGCGATCTCCTCGAAGACCCGCGACAGGCTCTGCGACCGCAGCGACAAGAGGCCCGTGTACGGCGCTTCGTCCATGTCAGAACACCATCAGTTCGGGTTCTTCTTCGGGACCGCGGGCCTCGCCGGACGAGATTCCCAGCGCCATGATGAGTGCCACGGCGGCGTCGATGCGGGCGGTCGAACTGGCGTTCTTCTTCGACGGCTTGATGTTCCCGGCGTCGTCCGTCTTGATCTGCACGTTGCTCACCTGCCAAGACAAAACCGGGTTTCCGGCGTGCCGCAATTTCTTGGAGATTATGAGGGTTTCGAGCAGTTTGCTGGGCGCGCTCATCGACACAAAGCCCTGCCCGAAAGGCCGAACCTCGATGCCTTCGGCGACCAGTTGCGTCGTCAAGTGCGTGGCGTTGTACCTGTCGATGGCTACAGCCCGAACCTCATTCTTCTCGCAAAACGAGAGAATGTAGTCGCGGACTGCGTCGTAATCGCAGACATCGCCCTCTGTTAGTGTAACAAAACCCTGCTGCGCCCATTGGAGGTACGGGACGCGGTCGCGCTTCGACGCCTCCTCGGCTCGCTCCTCCGGCACGAAGATGTGAGCGTGTACGTCGAACGTGCCGTCGTCGTCCGGCCACACCGCCACGAACGCTGTCGTGTCGGTCGTGCTGGCAAGGTCGACGCCGCAGTAGGCCGGTCTGGACTCCGTCGGCCGCAGTGGGCCGGAGTTCGCCTCCCACGCACCGTGGCGAATCCACTTGGAGGCGGCGGATACCCACTGGTTGAGGTGCAGGGTTCTGAAGACGACCTCCTCGGACGCGGACTGCTTCGCCCTCGCGGCCATCTGGTGGAAGTAGTCCGGCTTGAGTGTGATCCCGTAGTTCGGGTTTGCCGTCCTCCAAGTCTCCTCAAGGAACGGGTCGTCGTCCGGCGAGGCCGCGTAGATGCACGGCAGGAATGTCGGGTCTTTCAAGATGCCGTCGCGAATCTTCTCGGCACGCTGCCATTCGGCGTAGCACGGGCCATTCTTGTTCGTGCCGGCCGTCGTGATGTAAATGGTCAGCGGCTGGCTTCTGGCACCCATGCCGGTCTCGAGCACGTCGACCAATTCCCGGTCTGGGAATACGTGCATTTCGTCGATCAGCACACATGACGGGTTGTATCCGTGCTTCGTGCCGGCCTCGCTCGAGATGCAGAACATCGAGGCGTTGCGATCTGGCAGGACGATGGAATTCCTGTAGACCTTGCACTGCCGTGCGAGCGACGGGCAGGATTCGACGAACTGCTTGGCGGCTGTGTGCAGGAGGGCAGCCTGCGATCGGTCGCCGGCGGCCACGATCACTTCGGCGCCGATGTCGTCGCAGAAGAGCATATACAGGCCAACGGCGGCCGAGAGTGCGGAGTTATGCGTCGGGATCAGCGACCTGCCGACGAGGAACATCCCGTCCGGCGACTCGACCTGAATGCAGCGAACCGGCACGGACTCGACCGGGTCGCACGACGCAATCTGTCGCGTCCGAGACCGCGGCGACGTTTTTGGCGGAGCCTTGACTCTCGCCTGCTTTCTGGAGAGCCGAAACACCACGGTCGGGAGCAGTGGAGTGAATTGAACTCGGTATTTTGGCCCGATCACTCGTCCGTAAATCTTCGCGACGCCTTCGTTGAACGACACTTTCAGCCCGAGCGATATGGCTAGTTCGGCGAAGTCCTCGGCGAGCCTTCTGGACGTGTTCGCGAACTCGCACTGCCCTCCGTCGGCGCAAGTCCCATCGCTATCCATCAAGCCCTGTAGCAACGCAAGTCGCTGGCCGCTGCTTGCCCGCAGGTAGGCCGGAGGAATGTGCTTGTTCCCGAAAAGACCCATCAGTCGAAGCCGGGCACTGATCGTCGTCGGCTGACGAGGCGGTGGCGTGGCGCCGCTGTAGCGGCACCTTTGCGTCAGGCGATCACACTCAACGCAACGCCGGCCTGCCTGACGCCGGTGTCCTCTTCCACAGGTTTGCGGCCTGTTTCCTCTTCCGCCAAGGCGCACTGAATAGACGGCTCTGTCCTTTGAAACAGACACCGGCGCCCCGGCGCTGACTAGGTTGTCGATGACCGCGGAGTCTTTAAGGCCGACGGTCACCCTTGCCGACCTTGAATCTCCGTCACCGAGCCACACGCCGAGAACGTATGGGTCGACTGGAAGGTCTGCTTCCGGGTATTGCAGAGGCTCCGCCACCGTCACGCCGTGATTGCGGTCATTTCGCGGGCCGGCGAAGCAGGTATCCGCGATCTCCTTTGTCGTCCGAATGCGATTGCCGGGTACGTTTGTGCCCTTCAGGTTCTGGCTTGTGCCGAGGCCGGGACGGTCGATTCTCGCGTTTGTAAGCCATAGGTGATCGGCGTCAGCCACGATAGACTCGCCGGGCGTGAACTCCACGCGGTAGCACGGCCTGTCGAGCATCACCTCGGTTGCCGCCACTACTCTTGTTGTGTGGCCTAGCGGGTGAAAGACGTGGTCTCCGACCTCGATCGTCCCCATCGTCTTCCAGCCGGCGGTCGTCAGCACGGGCGTGTCCAGCGCCAGCGCCTTCCCGTTTTTCCGCGGCAAAGCCAGCAAACTGGTCCGATACTGCCGCAGTCCGTCAGGCCGCTTCGTGTCAAAAAGCGTCTTCAGGTAGTCCTTCTGCCACTGCTCTAGGACGAACGGCTGCCCCGCGAAGTCGCCGCGGGAGTGCCTGAGCAGGCCGATGAAGTCGCAGATGTCGACTGCCATGTGTTGTTCGCGAATCGCGAACTAACCACGCTTTTTGAGCAGTTCGTCCATCGGGTCGAGGACGACTTTCTCGGCGTGGTAGCCAAGCCGGGTGCGGTCTGCCGGCGTGAGGCCAAGGACGGTTTCCAACTGACGCAGTTGCTCGTGGCTGACGTTGGCTTGCGTCATCCACTTGTTGGGCCTGCTGAAGCGGAGGCTGCCGTCGGGGGCGAGCACCTCCACGTAACCGCTGTCCATGCCCTTGAGTTGTTCCTCGGCAGTCCGCCACCGCTCCCAGACGGCCGCGTAGCGGGCGATCACCTCGACGTCGCTCTCGGCCAGAGTCCCCATGTTCTGCGTGTATTCGCAGACCTGACGGAACATCTGCTGGGCGAGCGGCTTGATGTAGTCCGGGGGCTGCGGCATTTCGCGGAGAGGCGTGCCGAGTTCCTCGCGGTAGTTCGCCTCCTCGGACCCACGGAGGGCCAAGATGTGCTTCGGAGTTGGTGCCGGGCCTCGTGCCATGCCAGTTAGTGTAGGTCTGCCGCCTAGCACGACGCAAACCAGTCCAGCGCAGGGTCGAGCCAAAACATCCAAATCGCCGGTTTTGAGGGTTTCGACGCCTGCCAGCAAATTAGGTACACCGACCGGCGTGTCTTCGAGAGGGAACGTGCGGTCTGCTTTTGAAACCCCCCGGAACGGTGGCCCCCCTATGGTGTGGTGCTATAACTTTCCAGCCCACAGCGGACAGTTGGTACGGCTGCAAAATTGAACGGCCGTACACTAGTGGAGGCTACTGTCGACCACAATATATGGGGGTCGTTGATCGGCCGGACCCACTACATTTTGTGTGGGTTGACGGGCTGGAATTGCCGATACAATGACCATGCGTGTGCCGATGGTACGGCACGCGAAACACCCGAGGATTCCACGATGACCGCTCGCAAACTGTCTTCCCGCAAACTGTCGCAGACGATCTTCCAGCATGGATATACCGTAGAAATACTGTCGCCGAACGTGGCGATCGTGTCCGGCGGAAGACTGCCGCATCCGGTTCGGGTGTCGCGTTTGCTTGGGGAGGGGGACACGAACCCGAAGACCGCAAAGAATGACGTAGCGACAATGGGACTTTCGTTGTACCCCGCGGACGGGATCGGATTTGGCAACGTGTGCCCGCATGCGAAAGTCTGCGTCGCGCCGTGTCTCGCACATCAGGGACAGGGGCCGGTCCCGAGTGTCGCGGGTTCCCGCGTCGCGAAAACCGTGTTGTTCTATCTTGCCCGAGACTGGTTTATCGCGAAATTGAACAGAGAACTGTCGCGTTTCCGCGAGGGTATCGATGACGTCGCCGGCGTCCGTCTCAACATGTTCTCAGATATCCCTTGGGAGCATCACGGGATCATCGACGCGAACCCGGGAATCACGTTCTACGATTACACAAAGAACCCGCGACGTGTCGGCATGATCCGGCCGAACTACTGGGTAACGTTCTCTTTCGACGGCCACAACTGGGAACACGCGGAGCGGGCTTTGCTCGCCGGAAACAACGTATCCGCCGTGTTCTACAACCCGGTTCCCGAGGGTGTCGCGGTCTGCGGCAAGGCCGCTCATCGGCAAACCCTCCCGAAGTCCTACCGCGGTTTTGATGTCATCGATGGAGGTAAGTCCGATTGGCGTTGGGACGACCCGCGTGGCGTGTTCGTTGGTCTGCGGCTGCTCGCTCGAACGTATGCCAGCCGCAACAACGCGATAGAGAGCGGGTTTGCGCAGAGACACCGGGCGGGGCTTGTGCCTGTCGGGGCGTGAGCACGACCAGCACGACCCGAGCGACGCCCACGGCCTCATCGAGGCTGGCAGGTGCTCGCCCGGGGCGTGAGCACGACCAGCACGACCCGAGCGACGCCCACGGCCTCATCGAGGCTGGCAGGTGCTCGCCCGGGGCGTGAGCACGACCAGCACGACCCGAGCGACGCCCACGGCCTCATCGAGGCTG